GCAGGCGGAACAGCAACTAACCTTGTAGCAGGATCCAAGCACATCTTGTATTCTGATGGTTCTACAATGTTCGATGTATTGGATGATTGTGGAAACATCACGGCTAACGGAACACTGACCGTGGCTGGTAATGTATCACTTAACGGTGGTACTTTTACTTTTAATGAAGCAGGAGCGGATTTAGATTTTAGAATAGAAGGTAATACAGCAACTCACATGTTGTTTGTAGATGCAGGTAATGATCGTATTGGTATTAACAATGCCTCACCTTCTAAAACATTGGACGTGACAGGAACTTTTAAAACTAGCGGCGCGGCTGAATTTGCTGGTGATGTAGATGTTGATGGTGGTGCTTTTACTTTTAATGAAGCAGGTGCCTCTGTTGATTTTAGAGCAGAAACAAACACACTAGCAAATGCTTTCTTTATAGATGGCTCTGCTGATAAAATAGGTTTTGGCACAAACTCACCAGCTAATGCTTTGGTAGAAATAAACCAAGCAAGCTCTACAGGTGCCATAGCTTGTGTATCATTAGATCAAGATGATGAAGATCAAGCATTTATTCATTTTGATGGGACAACAGGTAGTGGTAGCACTGCTAGCATATCAACTTCTACAGATGAAGGCGGAAGTAAAGTAGGTGCTTTAAAGATTAAAGTGGGTAGCGACTTTAGATACATTAGGATTTATGACACTGCGATTTAATTATGCCATTATCAAAATTACAGATAGCACCGGGAATAGATAAACAAAATACCGAATACGGCGCTGAAGGTCGTTGGGTAGATAGTGATAATGTTCGTTTTCGATACGGACTACCAGAAAAAATAGGTGGTTGGGAAAAAGTAACAAGTGATGCACTTGTTGGTGCAACTAGAGCTATATTATCTTACTCAGCACTTAACGGTGTTAAATATGCTATCTATGGAACAAATAAAAAGTTATATGCTTACTCTGAAGGTAGCTACGCTGACATAACACCTACCCGTTCTACTGGCACAGGTAATATTACACAGTTTGCAACAACAAACGGATCTACTACGGTGACTGTAACAGATTCTAGTCATGGTGCTTTGATCGGTGATTTCGTTACGATTGCTAGTGTAGGTGGCGCAGTTAACGGTATATCTGCCGCTAACTTACAAGGCGAGTTTGAAATATTAACAGTTCCAGATGGTAACACTTATACAATAGAAGCAAAGGCGGCGGCTAGTTCTACTGGAAATGCAAGCGTAACTGCTAATGCTACATATCAATTAAATACTGGCGCGGCTGTTTCCTTATTTGGTTATGGTTGGGGTGCAGGTACATGGAGCACATCAACATGGAATACATCAAGAGAAGGACTAACTGGTGGTGAAGGTGTTTTACTACAATCTTCAAAATGGGCACTTGATAACTGGGGTGAAGATGTATTAGCTTTACAATTTAATGGTGGTTTATTTTACTGGGACACGTCTGATGGATTAACAAGTTTAGCTACCACGACAGAAGTAAGTGGTGCACCGACTAAATCTAGATTTATGATTGTATCTGGTGACGATAGACACGTCATTTGTCTTGGCACCGAAACAACAATAGGTCAAACAGCTACACAAGATAACATGTTTATACGTTGGTCAGATCAAGAATCCACTAATGATTGGACACCGACTGCTACAAATACAGCAGGATCTTTTCGATTAACAGACGGTAACCAAATACAAACAGCAGTAAGATCAAGAGGTGCTGTTATGATATGGACTGATACAGCATTATATGCAATGCAGTTTATTGGTGCTCCTCTAACATTTGGTTTTAAACAAATAGGTTCTAATTGTGGAGCCGTAGGTATTAATGCGGCTGTCGATGTATCTGGTAACTCATTCTGGATGAGTAATGACTCTTTCTTCATATACGATGGTGCAGTTAAAAAATTACCTTGCACAGTACAAGATTTTGTATTTGATGATATTAACAAAAATGCACAACAAGATGTATATTGTGCGGCTAACTCAAACTACAATGAAGTTATGTGGTTCTATGCGTCAGCTAACTCTGATCAAATAGATAGAATGGTAACTTACAATTACGCAGAAAACCTTTGGTATGTAGGCACACTTGCTAGAACATCTTGGTCTGATTATGGTGTTTATCCTGTGCCTTATGCTACACAATTTAAATCTACAGATACCACTGCAACCATATCAACAATTACAGGACTTAAAGCTGGTAGAACATTTGTATTCTTACATGAAACAGGAACAGAAGATGATGGCTCTGCTATGGCAAACCATATTGAATCTGGTGATATAGATATTGCTGACGGTGATAACTTTATGTCTGTATCAAGGTTTATACCAGACTTTAAAAACTTAACAGGCACAGCAGATGTCACATTAAAAACCAGACCCTACCCATCTGGTAATCAAACAAGTCATGGATCCTTTGACGTAACGACGTCAACAACAAAAGTTAATACACGTATACGTGGTAGACAAGTTGCTGTTAGAATTAGCAGTGATGCCGTTGGTGATAAGTGGCGATACGGTACAATGCGTTTGGATATTAGACCAGACGGGATGAGAGGTAGTTAATGGCAAAATATTATTTGGGAACGGACTTATCTACTCTTTCAGATGAGGAAATTATTGATCTTTTACCAAAAGCGCAAGCTGATGCGGAAATAGCTAGAAGAAGAGCAGAAGTAACAACTACAGCTCCCGGAACTATACCCATGACTCCCGAACTTAATAAAATTATAGAAGATATAGGCGAAGAAAATCTTCCGAAAAAGCTGTTGAAGACAATAAAGTCACTCCGAGATCCAACAAAAACCGGAACCTTCGATTTTTTTGGAACACCATTTGCCGAACAAGATCCTGAAAAACAAGAAGGTACATTATTAAATATACAAAGAGATTTACAAGAGGAGTATGGAGTAAAACCAACAGACCCAAATATAGGCCGCGTAATGAATTATCTTAGAAAAATGAGTTCTACGGCAAGAGCTGGGAAACAGTTAAGTTCTTCTGACTTTTTAATTAATCAAGCACAAAAATTAGGATTAATAAACCCTGCACAAAGTGGTGTTTCGAGTTTTCCAGAATTTCAAACTGCTTTTTTTGATTTCGGCATGTTTCAAAATCCTTTTCAAACAACAACAACTGATGTTCCGACTGTCGATCCCGGTTTAGAAGCTTTTTTTGCTCAAAAAAGAGCAGAAGAAGACGCTAGAGAAAAAGCCATAGCAGATCAAGCAAAGAAAGATCGAAGAGCGCGAGATGCATCTCAAGCACAAGAATCAAGAAACCAAAGTAGAGACGACTACACAGGCGGCGGTGGCACTGTCACTATAGGAAAAGGCGGAGGAGAAACAAAAACTGTAAGTCCTAGAAGCAGAGAAGCAATGTATGCCGCTCCCGCATCAAAACCCGAACCACCACCTTTTAGAAGATTTAACACTGGTGGTTTAGCTGGATTAGAAGGTGATACTAGACAATTATTTCCCGTTGAAGGAGGAGGTGGTTTAACAAGAAGAAGTGGACCTAAATTAATTGATGATAGAAGAATAGGACCCGGATTACCCAGACGTGGGCCTTTTCCACCAAATTTTATTGGTATACAACCCATACAACCAATGCCACTACCACCACTTCTAGGAGTACAACCAAGTATGCCAGACTACTCTAGTCAATTTGAACAGCTAGGTGAGCAATTAGGCGGGTTTGGTAAACAGTTAGATGCGCTTGGTAGTTTTAATGAACAAGTAGGCGGGATAGGTAAACAGTTTGAAGCAGTAAATAATAAATTAGATAGCTTAGAAAAAGGTCTAGGTAGTCTTGGTAATCAACTTGCTAGTATAGAACAAGGACAACCAAAACCGCAAGAAGTACAACAACCACAACGACCATCTTTTAGTCCATTTGGTTTGGCTAATTTATTCATGAACATGAGGAGGTTTTAATGGCTAAGATATCAACACCACGTTTACCAGAGGCAACAGAAGAATACAGCAGAGAACAATTATCTCAGCTTATACAGACACTTGACCAAGTAATCTTTATTTTAAATAACACATACATACCAGAAAAACTACGTGAAGACGATGAGCGTATTAGTTTCTTTTTGTCATAATGCCTAACGTATACACTAATCATAAAGCAAAGTTAGCGAACACAGACCTAACAACTATTTATACTGTGCCTACAGCAAAGACAGCTATTATAAAATCTATACGTGTTGCTAATGAAGATACAAGTAATGATTGTAATAT